ATAGCACAATGAAAAAATTAATTTTAATCTTATTACTGGCATCCTGTCAACCACAACAAAAGCAAATCGTTAAGGGTTACATTGTAAAAAAGCAAATCGTTAAGAATATAAAAGGCGATCCTATTTATGTTACAACGATTTCAGTTAATGGCAGTTTAGTTAATTATTACGGAATCAATTACTATATGATGGAGGAAGGCGATACAATAGAAATAACTAACAAATGATACCAAAAGAAAAAGCGAAGGAATTATTTGATAAATTTAAGGGTACACAATACCCTGATTTTGGCAGCATATTGCAGGCAAAAAATTGTGCAATAATAACTGCAAACGAAATAATAATGAATTGTATTAGTAACGGCTGCTCTAAGGACTGGATTTTATATTGGGAGCAGGTTAGATTTGAAATTGAAAACTTATGAATCCAAACGAAAAAGCAATAGATATTTTAAATAGATTTAGAAATGAAGGTATGAGCGAAGATGATAGTAAAAAATGTGCATTAATTGTATGCGATACTATGATGGATGAGAATATAAATTTAGAGGGTAGTCAACCACGTAACTATATGAACTCAATCTACGAATTTTATTATAACGTAAAACGCGAAATAATTGGATAAAGTATTTACACATTCAGGCGCAACAGGAGATATTATATTTTCTCTGCCTACCATCAGAGCAATGGGGGGCGGTAAGTTAATCATTACTAACTTTCATAAGCAAAGAGCAGAATCAATTAGTAAATTAATTGAGGTGCAACCTTATATAAGCTCGGTTGAATGGTCAGAGTTAAAACCATCTTATGCACAAGATTTAGATAAGTTTAGGCAGCACGCGGGGCATCATTCTAATTTGATTGAGGCACATTTTAAAGGTGCAAATATAGATATTGATTATTCATTTAGAGAGGGATGGTTAACGCTGCCTGAGGATGTAAACATTATAAACGGAATTAGATACGCAATAATAAATAGGACAACAAATTATGCTGATCCTAACTTTGACTGGGCAAAGGAGGTAGAGTATCTTTACACGATAGCAGATGAGGTATTTTTTATAGGTTACCCTGAGGAATATTTGTTATTCAATGATAAGTTTCAAACTAAGGTTAAATACTTTCCCTGCGATTTTTTAGAGGCAGCATATCTAATTAAGAAAGCGGTAATGTTTACAGGGTGTTATTCTGCGATGTCAACGATTGCAATGGGGTTAGGAATTAATTATAGATTAGAGCAAGCGCCTGGGCATACCTGCTCATCATTACTTCAACCACGTGAAACAATAATAAATGTATAGTCAAGCAGGGCAGGATAAATTTGTATTGGATAGGATAGGATTAAATGGCACTTATTTAGAAATAGGTGCATCGCATCCTGTACATATCAATAATACGTATTTGTTAGAGTTAAATGGATGGACAGGCATTAGCATTGATATAGAGGATAAGAACGTACACCATTGGAATAACTACCGAAAGAATCCGCTAATAATTGCAGATGCTTTAACGTACAATTATCAGGATGTTCCTTATATTGATTATTTGCAGTTAGATATTGAGCCATCAGAAAATACATTTAACTGCCTGATGCGGATATTAGAAACGACAAAAACAAAGTTTGGCGTTATTACCTACGAAACTGATGCCTATTTAGATGATAGATTTGTTGAGCCATCTCGTAGGATATTGCAATCGTTAGGTTATAAGTTAGCAGTTGCAGATGTTATGTGTGATTTTGGACCTTTTGAAGATTGGTATATTTATGGAAGATAAAATAGTAAGACAGCTAATACACAAATACATTCAGCGTAGCGAACTGGGTATTAAAAAGTATGGCACAACATTAGAGGATAACAACACCGATAATTTCCTGATACATTTACAACAGGAGTTAATGGATGCCTCATTATACATTGAAAAATTATTAGATGATACTAATAGCAGGACAGATAGAGAATCTAACAACAAGAAAGGATAAAACAATCAGGTTATCATTAGGCACTAATGAGTTAACACCTAAGGAATGCGCTGAGTTATTTACTATGAATCAGCAGTTTTGTTATGTAGCGTTAAAGCCTGAGCCATTTATCTCAAATGAATTAGATGCGATAGAATCCCTTAAAACAGATTTAGACACTCAGAAAACACCATCACAACGCCTCAGGGCGATATTATTCAGGAACTATGAACAGGATAATAAAGGATATAAAGATTTCAATACTTATTATGTGGGGCAGATGGAAAGAATATGCGAAAACTATAAAGCGAAACTAAGTTGAAAGCTCATACAAAAATATACTTTAAACACTTCGGCTATGATGTATCAGATACAATACTATGTGAAGTATGCAACGCAGTCGCAGTTGATATACACCATATCAGGTGTAGGGGTATGGGAGGGAGTACAGGGGCAAATGACATCACAAACATTATGGCACTATGCAGAAAATGCCACATCAATTATGGAGATAAAAAGCAGTATATAGATTTTTTAACTGATAAACATTTAGAAAAATGCAACTTACGATAAAGCACTACGACATATCAGCAACGATTGAAACCTCAGAAGATATAACATTGGATGAGGTAATGAATCAATTTAATGCCTTACTTATCTCAGCCACATTTTCGCAGGAGGGTATTAACGAATGGATAATAGAAAAGGCAAGGGAATTAAAAAAGATTAAAAAAGATTGATAAATAGCACAATAATAGCACAATGGCAAAGAAAGACATAGTACAACATCAGTTTAAAAAAGGAGAGGTAGCAAACCCTAATGGAAGACCTCGTAAGTATGTATCTGTATTAAAGGATGCTGGTTACAAGTTATCAGAGATTAACGATACCATTCAAAATATGATGGCAATGGATTTAGAGGAACTTAAGACAGTATATGACAATCCTAAAGGAACCATATTGGAAAAGACAATAGCCAATGCAATGGTTAGATCTTTAAAGAAAGGATCTTTGTACTCACTTGAGACACTATTAACTAGGGTTTATGGTAAACCAAAAGAGACTTCAACTGTAGAAAATACAGGCAAGGTTGAGTTTGTTATTACTAAGGGCAAAACTATTTTATAATTTATTTTAAAAAAAAGTTTTAAAAAAGTTTTTTAATTCAGAAATAGTTTGTATATTGCACTATCATTCACACAAAAACAAACTAAAATGCAAAACTTAATCGAAACTTTAACTGCAAACACTCAAGATTTAAAAAATGCTTTTATTGAAAAAACAATTGAAAATGCTAAATCTACTTTTGAGTACTGTACGAAAATGTATAACAAGCCATTGTCTGAAAAATATACAATGTTTAATGTTCCATTTGAAATGGTAAAAAGATTAGGTTCTGAAGAATTAACAGCTAGAATGACAATGGTATTATATTCTAATTTTAAATATCCACAAACTCCTACAGAATATTATACTTATCAAAAGAACAATGACAAATGGTATACAGTAAAATCTTTAGGATTAGAAAATTACATTGCAAAAGAGTTAAAATATGCTGAATTGCATTACGAATCAAGCATTGTTAAATTAGCAGACAGATTGACAAAAAAAGGTATTACTTCTGATTTTACAATTCAAAACGGCAGAATCGGACAAAACTTTGAAATAACTATTACATCAGGAAATATTGTAACACGTGCATGGACTATAATTGCAGAAGGACCAATACAAAGACCACACTACAGATATTTAGTAAAATAAAACACAGGGGTGCATCATCCATATAACTGCTAAATAATTTAACCACCTAATGAGGTGGTTTTTTTGTATTTTGCATTATGCAAATAGCCATACCTGAACTACATGTTAACCAACAAGAAATACTAGATAGTGAATCTAGGTTTAGAGTTGTTATGTGTGGACGTAGGTTTGGCAAATCAGAATTAGCACAGTTAGAGATTATCTTTGAGGCAATGAAAGGTAATGCTGTCGCATACATTACTCCTACTTATGCATTAGCCAAGACATTCTTTATAAAGTTGATCAAGACAATTCCATTTGAGAATAACAAAAGTGATCTGATCATTAATTTTCCTAATAATGGAAGTGTCATGTTCTTTACAGGAGAAAGATTAGATAATCTAAGAGGTCGTAAGTTTAACCTAGTTGTCGTAGATGAGGCTTCATTTATTCCTAACTTAGAACAAGGATGGCTTAACTCAATCAGACCTACCTTAACCGATTACAAAGGTCGTGCTTTATTCTTGTCAACACCAAAAGGAAAGAACTATTTCTATTCATTGTTTATGAAGTCAGGAGAGAATGATTGGCAGTCTTTTAAATACACGACATACGATAATCCTTATATTGACAGATCTGAGATTGAAGATGCACGTATGCAATTGCCTAATGTAGTATTCGAACAGGAGTACATGGCAAACCCAATGGAGAATGCAGCAAACCCATTTGGTAGCAACCATATAATAAACTGTATAAAACCACTCTCAACACAACCAGCCGCGTTTTATGGCATTGATTTAGCCAAGTCTGTAGATTACACCTGTATTGTTGGTTTAGATGCCAATGGTCATGTGGCACACTTCGACAGATTCCAAAAGGATTGGAAGCAAACAAAAGATCACATATTAACATTAGATAAGAATAAGCCAATAGTAATAGATAGCACAGGTGTAGGTGATGCCATAACAGAAGATTTGCAAAAGCATTTTAATTCAATGCATGGCTTTAAGTACACATCATCAAGCAAACAGCAGTTAATGGAGTTATTAGCATCTACAATACATAAGAATGAAGTAGGCTACCCTGATGGTTTGATTAGGCAAGAGTTAGACATATTTGAATATCAGTATACTTCAACAGGAGTTAGATATAATGCTCCTACTGGATTTCACGATGACTGCGTTAATGCTTTGGCTTTAGCAGTTAAATGTAGGAATGAGCATAAGTATTCAGGTGTTTACCGATTTATTTAGAAAATAATTTCAAAATTTTATATTTATAAGTATGAAGATTTCAGTTAAGAAGTTTCAGGAACTCTATTCTATCAGCAACATTGAAACAAATGAGGCGGGAAAGTCCTCTTTATTGGTGCAATGCCTTACAGGTAAGAATCAGGATGAGGTGGATAAAATGCCAATAGGTAAGTATAACGAACTCTGCCAAAAGATTAACACAGAGTTTGCCAAATACACCGGAGAAATGAATTTAGGTAAGCCTAAGAACTGGATATGGGTAAAAGGTAGATTGTATTTCCTTAGTTATAATGTAGCTAAGCCACCAATGAACGCAGGAAAATATGTAGAGATTGCCACTTTTTCAAACGATGTAATAGGCAATATGCATTTGATTATGGCAACGATGGCAACACCTATGAGAATGACATATAAAGGTTTAAAGCCTAAGAAAAATAAGGATCACGAGCAAATAGCTAAAGATATGTTAGAGATGGATTTTGGTGTTGTTTACCATTCCTGTCTTTTTTTTTATGCAGTTTTCACGAAATCAATTCAAAATTCAATTACTTATTTCAAGACGATAGCGGAGGATGGGGTGAGAGTGGAGGAAGTAGTGCAGAATTTATGCGAAACTTTGGATGGCTCAGTAATGGCGAAATGGTATCAAAATTTGAAAATATCAGTATAAACGAGGTGTGGGAATTACCTACAATTCAATTCCTAAACGATTTGAGTTGTTTAAAAATGAAACGTGAGGTTGAGGCAGACATAGAAAGAAAAATGATGCAAAAACACAAACTGAATGGCTAATATCACAGCAAGGCAAAAGATAGTTTTGCAGGATAAGTTTTTAGAGGGAACAGGTGCAGAAAACTTTAACGATAAAGTAAACTCAACTATTGAAACTTTTTTAGCTGAGTTAGGCAATAAGTTTAAGGATAATTGGATAGAAACGATAAACGCAAAAAAGATTATCGCATCAGGTGGGATTGATAAGGTAGAGTTTGTTATTGATGAAACTGATTCAAATAGGGTAACGCTCAATATCTTATTTCCTTATTATGCAAAGTTTGTAGATAAGGGGGTAAAGGGGGTAAAATCCTCAGCGAATGCGCCTGATTCGCCGTATCAGTTTAAGAACTACGGAATGAATGCAGAGGGCAGAGCATCCGTTAAAAGGTGGTTAGATTCAGGTAAGGCAAAAGTAACTGCAACGGATGTTAAAAGGTATGGAAGCGTAGGAACTGAAAAGAAATTCAATAAGATAAGTGAGGCAGATAGTAAGTTAAACACCCTGATTTACAATATCAAAAAATATGGTATTAAAAAGAGGGATTTCATTAACCCAGTATTGAATGAAACATTAGACGGAGCGGCAAAAGAATTGAGCGACATATTAGGTAAAGAGATTGTAATAAATATTTTTCAATGAGTATAACAACATTAATAAACCCATCAGGAGAAATAAGCGTGCAGGATGACCTTTGGCATATTGCCTCATCTGATAACTCAGGGCAAACAGATTTTAAGTTTGTGTTTGATGTTTTCGTTAATGGGTTGCAATTGGTAAGGACAAAAGTTTTCCCCGATCCAACAAACGGCAAAGGATATTTTAACGCATCTAATGTCGTAAGGAATGAGATAACCTTTGATTGGTTTGTTCCTGTTTCTACAACTCAACCTGAATATCTGTTATCGCAGCCGTCAACATCAGGGCAGATTGCACAAACATATAATATCAGAGTAGGCGAGGATTACTCAGGCATTACCACGCTCAATATGGCATCGGGTAATGTTAAGGCATACAATTATACTCCGCCTGTATTTAAACGCAGGCAACAGACTATATCAGCGTTTGATGGTAAGTATTTAAGCAATAGACCTAAATCGGCAAAGATTAAGTTAGGCGATAAGTTAATGATACCTTTTAAAGGTGATGTAGGCGAAACTTATGTATTAAGATTTAGAACGTATAACGCAGCAAATGCGCTAATAGCTACAACATCAACTGCGACAAATATAACTATAACGAGTTCTAACAATTTTATGCAACTGGATATAGGTAGTGATGCGTTAAATGCATCAGCAGGTGCAACACCGATTACCTCAGCCGTTGCGTATTACGATGTATATTTTATTAACGGAGGTGGCGAATCAGAATTATTCAGAGTTTACCTTACCTGCGATAATCGTTATACACCGATTAACCTTCATTTTATCAATGCGTTTGGGATGTTTGAAACTGCGTGCTTTAATAAGTCAAGCCGTTTAACTATGGATGTAGAGCGCAAAGGATTTGAGCAGCGTGATTATTCATTTAGTGCATCATCGGTTAATTATTACGATGCTAAAAATGTTTATCGTGAAAGCAAAATTAATTACGGCAGTAAAACGAATCATTCGTATCGGTTAACAATGGATTTCCCGACAGATGCAGAATATCAATGGCTATCTGAATTGATTGTATCGCCTCAGGTTTATATGGAATTAGATGGCAGTTATTACCCTGTATCAATTAAGACAAGCAACTACGAGTATTCAAAGAATCAGAACAATCAGTTAAGAGCGTTTGAAATTGATGTAGACGTTAACCAAACACGAAACGGATATAGAAGATGACAAGAATTTTTATAGAAAATAATGAGTTAGATATAACGCAGCAATTCAGCCAACAGATTACCTATGCTGTTGATGATTTGCAAAATATGGATAGTAAAGCAACATCGTTTACTAAGACAATCGTTTTGCCCGGTACGGCAAACAATAACAGATTATTGGGTAATATATTTGAGTTTGGTAATAGCAATTTTACGATAGATTCACAACCGAATGTAGGGTATAATTTTAACGCATCTAAATCAGCAAATGCACGAATAGAAATAGATGGTTTGCCTGTTATGAAAGGAGTTTTAAGATTGCTTGAAATTCTGATTGATGGCGATTATATTGAGTATGAAGTAGCGTTATTTGGCGAGCTGGGAGGATTTATTTCTAATATAGGTGCATCTAAATTAACTGATTTAGATTTTAGTGAGTATAATCACACATACAACGTAACTAACATTCAGGCAAGTTGGAACAATCAGGGAAGCGGTTATTATTACCCTTTGATAGATTACGGCAATACATCGCCAATTAGTAACATTAACTTTTCAAAAAAGAATTTTTATTTTACTGCATTTAGACCTGCGTTTTTTGTGCGTGAGTATATGGATAAGATAATTAGAAATGCAGGGTATACGTGGGAATCTGATTTTATGGACACCGATTATTTTAAATCGTTAATCATTCCTAACAATCAATCAAGATTAAAATTTAATAGAGGCACAATCTTTGAAAGCCGTTTACTCGGTAACTACACGCTTAACGATACATTAACTCATTCATCTGTTTATACAGATTTATTTACTAACGCATCTAATCAGGTATTTACTTACAATACATCAGTACCATTTACCGGAGCGATTAACATCTCATTGCGTGGTACATACAATATAACTAACTCAGATATTAATGATACTCAGTTTAGATATGCGTTTGCAACGATGAGCATTTACAAAAACGGCTCATTGTTTTATCAGGATCAAAACAAAAGATTTGGAGGATTTGCAACTACATTAGGGATAAGCACACCACCATCATATTCATTTAACTTACGTTGGTTTGGCGTTCCTATTACGTTTGCATTAAACGATACGTTTGAAATTAAGTTAGAAGTATTTGATACGGATGGAGCGGTAATTAATGTAACACTTTCTAATTCAGGGATGGGCATCACAACTGAAAACCCTGTTTTGGTATCTGCTCAATATGGTGATGATTTGTTAGTTAATGGTACACTACCTGCTAACATTCTGCAAAAAGATTTCTTTACATCCATTTTGAAAATGTTTAACCTAATGGTTACTGAGGATAAGTTTGTAGAAAAGCATTTAATACTCACGCCATACGTTGATTTTTATAATACAGATAGAACAACATTTTTAGATTATTCAGATAAGGTTGACAGGTCGCAGATGATAAAGATTAAACCAATGTCTGAGATTAACTCACGATATTACACGTTTAAATACAAAGCCGATAACGATTTTTACAATGAAGATTATCGTAAAAAATATGCTGAGAATTATGGGGATAGGATTTATGATAATCAGTTAGAGTTTACAAAAGACACATCAAATACAGAGGTTATTTTTTCTAATTCTATTTTGATAGGGTATAACGATAGAGATAAAGTTTTTCCTGCAATCTATAAGAAAACAAACGACACAGAGGAAATGATTGAACATAACATTAGGATTATGTTTACTAAAAAGATAACAGGCAGAATTGAGTGGAAAATTTACAACCAGTTTGATATTGAATTAGTAAGCGGATTAACTGCCTATGGTTACGCAGGACATTTGGATAACCCTTTTAATTCTTACAATGACCTATGTTTTGGAGTTCCTAAGGAATTGTATTTTAATCTTACATCAGGGTTATTATCTCGTAACTTATTCAACATATTTTACTCAGGATATTTTGCAGAGATAACAGATAAGGATTCGCGTTTAGTAACGTGTAAAATGCACTTTAAGCCATCAGATATTTATAATGTAGATTTTGGTAAGTTAATCTATATTGATGGTGTATTATATCGTTTGAATAAGATACAAGATTATTCAGAGAATGATATAACGAGCGTTGAATTGCTAAGGGTTAATTACTTAGAATATGATGCACCTTATTATGAGCAGTACAATTTAGGAGATGAATTAAATGGAGGTTACATCGTTTACATTGATGGTAGCGGCAGGCACGGATTGATAGCACCTGATTATAATGATGTTGAGCAGGCGATTTCATTTAATTGGAGCGGAGCAGTAAATTATTGCGATACATACACAATTGGAGGTTATTCAGATTGGCGAATAGGTACAAAGGATGAAATGTTAGCAATAGATTTAAATCAATCATTTATTCCAAACTTTGTTCCAAACAACTTTTGGACAGGAACGGAAATTGATTCAACACAAGCATATAAAGTTTCAATGAATGGTAGTGGAACTGGGGAAACAAATGAAGATAAAACAAACACTTATTTCGCATTACCTATAAAATCCTTCTAATGATAATAAAGTATTTTAAAGAGTTTGAAGGCGAATGGTTAGACATTACAGGCACGACAGGGCAAGGTTTAGAATATGGAGCGAGCGGATGGGTAACGACATCAAAGAGCGCATACAAATCATTCGTTGGGGAATTCTCACAAATAGGCGGTAGCGATCCTACGTTTGTTACTTTCTTTAACGATACCGGAGCAACATTTACAATTACAAGAGATGCAGCAGGCACGTATCGTTTAGAATCTGATATATCAATTTTTGTGAAAACTCAAATGTGGTGGTATATCGGTAACAATCAGTTGACGGAAAACCCTTACACTTATCAGGCATTGTATTTATCATCAACTCAAATGCAGATATATTCATATAAGGGTGGCTCATTAGAGGATGACGCATTAGAACATACATCTTTTGAATTTAGAAAATACTAAACAATGGCAGAAACGCAAGAGGTACAAATAAAGGTCAAGGTTGATACAGGAAATTCTACAAAAGAAATCCAACAATTAACCAATGAAGTTAATGATTTAAAAAAAGCATATAGCGAAGCCGCAGAAGGTAGCGAGGAGCAGGCAGATGCGTTAAAAAAATTAACGACTGCTGAAAATAAACTATCTGATGCGGTTAGTAAAAATGAAAAAGAAACTGAGAGTAATACAAAGGCTCAGAAAGAGGCACAAAATCAGGCAAAGAAATCTGAGGGAGGTTTTAAAAATCTCATAAATGTTATTAAGGGTTTAGGTGTTATAGGTTTAGCATCAGCAGCATTTGATGTATTTAAGGAATCTCTGATGAAAAATCAGAAGGTTGCAGATGCGGTTAACACGATAATGACTACTATTCAAAACACATTAGGTGCTTTTATTGAGGTTGTGGTAAATGTGATTGATAAGGTTAGTAAATCATCTAATGGGTTTGATGCGCTCGGTAAGGTTGTAAATGGTTTAATTACTTTATCAATTACTCCGCTAAAATTAGCGTTTAATGGAATCGCTTTGTTTATTCAAGAGGCGCAGTTAGCTTGGGAGGAATCTTTTTTTGGAGATTCAAACCCTGAAACAATAAAATCCTTAAATGCAAGGATAGCAGAAACAAAAAAAGGATTAGAAGATACGGCAGAATCAGCAATCAATGCAGGTAAAGACATTTACAACAATTTTGGAGAGGCGGTTAGTCAAGTTACCGATGTTGTTACAGGGGTTGTAGATGGTGCATCTAAGATAAGCGTTAAAAACATTTACGAGCAGGCAAAAGCAACTACGGCATTAAAAAACACAGCAAAGATTGCAGAGGCGCAATTACAGGGGTTAGTTGAGAAATACGACAGGCAGGCAGAATTGCAAAGGCAAATTAGAGATGATGATACCAAAAGTATTGCGGAAAGAATCGCAGCTAATAACAAGTTAGGAGAAATTTTACAGGAACAACAGGCGGCTCAGTTATCATTGGCTAATACAAGGATCGCAGCGGCACAGGCAGAGTTATCGGCAAATAAAGGGAGCGTTGAATTGCAGGCGGCATTAATTTCAGCACAGAATGAAAGAGCAGGTATCTTAGCGCAAATTGCAGGTTTAGAATCTGAGCAGAAAGCAAATGCCATTGCACTGGATAAAGAGTTATTAGAACTAAATAAAGCACGTACTGCATCAGAACAGCAATTAGCAACAGATAGACAGAAAGCAAATGCGGATGCTATCAAAGATGAGTTACAAAAGAACATCATCCTACAACAGATTAGAGATGATGAGCGCAAAAAAGAATTAGATAGATTACAAGCAAATATAAATGCAACAGCTGAGGGAACTCAGGCGCGTTTAGATGCAGAGATAGAGTTTAACACAAAAAAACAGGAGTTAGATATTGCTGATGATGCAGCAAGGGTTGAACGTCAAAAAATAATTAATCAAAGGGAATTAGATGAAAATAATGCAAGATTAGAAAACGCATTAGCAGAATCTAATTTAAAAAGGCAACTGATTGAGGCAGAAAAAATATCTGCATTTGATAAAACACAAAAGGTAATAGAATTAGCGAGAGAGGAAAGCCGTGTACAATTAGAGGCAATTAATTTAAAAAGAGATGCAGAGATATTAGCCGCAGAACAGGCAGGATTATCAACTATTGAGATTCGTAATAAGTATGCAATACAGGCACAAACAATAAACGCTCAGTTAGCAAAATCAGAGGCAGACTTAGCAAAGGCGCGAGTAGATGCGCAGGTATCTGCTGCTGATGCAATCGCAGATTCATTAGGCAAACTTGCACAATTATTTGGAGAGCAAACGGCAGTAGGAAAATCTTTATCAGTAGCATCTACAACAATATCAACAATAACCTCAGCGCAGAAGGCTTATGAATCTGCACAAACATTACCTTTTGGATTAGGTGCAATAATCGGACCGATTAACGCAGGTATTGCAATTGCAACAGGTGTGGCAAACATTAAAAAGATATTAGCCGTTAAAATACCGGGTACATCATCAGCTGGAGGTGGTGCGAGTTTACCTACAAATCAATCTCAGGCAGGACAAGTACAAGCACCAATAGCACCTCAGGTAGGTTCTACTTTAATCAATCAGGCACAGGTTAATCAAATAGGCTCAGCAGCCGCGAGGGCATATGTTGTTGAATCCGATGTTAGTGGAAATCAGGAACGCATACAAAGAATAAACAGAGCAGCACGTATATCATAAAACTTTACAAAAAATGAAACTACCAATTTACGAATTAAAAATCAGTGAGAATCTTAACGATGAGGCAGAGGTTTCTTACATCGCATTAGTGGATGAGCCTGCCATAAAAAAAGATTTTCTCGCATTCAAAAACGAATTTATTGAGCCATCAAAAGGCGAAAGGGAAAATGATTTTATTCCTCGTTGCATTGATTATGTAATTAATGAGGGAAAGGATAACGAACAGGCAGCAGCGATTTGTTATTCTATTTGGAAAGAACATTTTTTTGATGAACAACAATTTGAAACTTATAACGATTACCCTGAGCAGGCAAAAGAAAATGCAAAGATTGCTTTGCGATATGCTGAGGAAAATGGATGGGGTGATTGTGGCACATCTGTGGGAAAAGCGAGAGCCAATCAACTAGCAAATGGAGAAAATATAAGTCGTGATACAATCGCAAGAATGGCAGGTTTTGAAAGACACAGGCAGAACTCTGATAAAGAGTTAGGCGATGGTTGCGGTCGTTTGATGTGGTTAGCTTGGGGTGGCGATGCAGGGATAGAATGGGCGCAAAGAAAATTAGAACAGATTGATAAAATGAGAAAGCAAGATTTTAAAATAGTAAACGAGGAAAAGCGAATAATATCCGGTCCTTTGATGTTGGCAGATGAGTTGATATATCGCAATAACGATAAAATGGGTGAACACTACGTTAAATTCTCAGCCGATACAATCAAACAGATAGCTATAAAGTTTGCAAAAAAGAAATACCAAAACCATGTTAATCTAATGCACGATCCTGAGCAAAAGGTAAAAGGCGTTACAATGTTTGAATCTTGGTTAACCGATAACGAGCGTGGCATAATGCCAATGAAAGGTTTTGAAGGTGTAGCAGATGGCAGTTGGTTTGGCTCATTCTATGTAGAGAATGATAAAGTTTGGCAGCAAGTTAAGGCAGGAGATTTTAGAGGGTTTTCAGTTGAGGGAATGTTTGACTATGAGCAACCTTTAACGGCTGAGGAAAACGCACTTAAAAAAATATCTGAACTTTTAAACGTAATTATTCACGACTAAATATATCTATAATTATGAAAGCAACAGAAATCATTGAAAAATTAAGACTAACCTTTAATGAGTTAGTAAACACTCCAAAACAGGATCAAGTAGTAAAGATGATTGAGGCAACTTTGATGGATGGCACAAAAGTAGAAGTTACCGAGCTGGCAATCGGTGGTATCGTAACTATTGATGGTATGCCTGCACCTGCAGGAGAACATACTTTAAGCGATGGTACTATGATTGTATTAGGTGACAATGGAGCGATAATGGAAATCAAACCTGCTGAATCAGAGGTTGAAGTTGAGATTGAGGCAAAGAAAAAAGATGAAGATATGACTGCTAAATTCTCAGCATTTGAATCTACTACAAACGAAAAGTTCGCATCTTACGAATCTAAGTTTGCATCTTACGAACAGAAATTTGCTGATTATGAAACAAGACTAAACAAAGCAACTCAGGTAATTGAGGGTTTGTTAAATCTTACTCAGACATTAGCAGAGGCACCAACAGGAGTAGCAGATGCAGCAATTAAATCAGAATCAAAATTTTCAAACAATAAAGAAGGATTTAAATACGATATCCTATTTTCTTAAAAACAAAAATTAAATTACAATGGCATTATCATTAGGATCATTAGCAGATTATACTAAACAACTCGTTAAACCCCTGTTGACCTCAGCCGTAATCGGTGCAAGAACTCAGCAGTTAATTATGGATGGCGGTGTTGTTATTCCAGGCGCAAAAGGACCAGTTGCAATCCCTTTAATGGATACCGATGCATTTTTTCAAACAGATGCGTGCGGTTACAACCCATCAGGAACTACAACCTTTACTCAGCGTACAATTACACCGGGTAAAATTATGATTAGCGAAACAATTTGCCCTAAGAACTTTGAGGCGAAATTTACTGCTGAGGCTTTGAAAGCTGGTAGCACTTACACAGATTTCGGTAACGCTGATTTCTTGGCAGCTTATCTAGAAAAGAAAAACGCACGTATTGCTGCGCAACTTGAAACTGCAATTTGGCAAGGTACAACAGCTTCAGGCGATGGTAACTTAAACAAATTTGATGGTTTGATTTCTTTGATTGATGGCGGTTCTCCTGTAGATGCTAACGTATCAGGTTTTACAGGTGTTGCAACAATCAGCACAATCACTCAATCTAACGTAATCGCAGCAACTGAGGGTATCTACAAAGCAATTCCTGCGGCTGTAATGGCAAAAGGAGATGTAAAGATTATGTGCGGTTATGATTGGTATCGTTTGCTTATCCTTGCTTACAGAGCGTTGAATTTGTTTAGCTACAATCCACAGGATGTAAATGCTCAATCATTTATCCTACCTGGTACAAACATTGAGATTGTTCCTGTTAACGGATTGAATGGTACTGGAGATGCTTACGCGCTAAGTGTATCTAACATTGCGATGGCAGTAGATTTGGAAGGAGAAGAGCAAAATTATCGCCTTTGGTATTCAGAGGATAACGATGAAATCAGAAGTAAAGTTTCTTTCAAAATTGGTGTTAACGTAGCGTTTACAAACGAATGCGTTAAGTTCAAAGCAGCTATCTAATAAAATTCTATAACTGAACAAAAGGGTGGTGAAATAAACACCACCTTTTTTTTCTTAAATCTAAATAATATGAGTTGTGTAGTTACATCAGGATATGCGATAGAATGCCGTGATTCAGTTGGCGGTGTTGAGGTCGTTTATCTTATAGAAAATTCTGCGTTGTATGACGCATCAGGCAATAGCCGTGTAACATCTGCATCAGGTGTTGTATCTGCTATAACAAAAAATTCAGGCAAACGCTTTTGGAAGTTTGAAGTTCCTCGCGCGACTGCATCAGCAAATAATGGTATTACTTCATCTATTGAAAATGGAACTTTCTTTTTTACCCATCAGGTAATTTTTCCTATCAATAGCCGTAGCGCAGACGTTAGAAATGTTGTTACAACACTTGCAAAAAATCGTCTTACATTTGTACTTAAAGAAGGAGACGGAACGTATCGCATGTATGGCAAAGAGTTTGGTTTACAACTTGAAACAACAGAGGCAGGTAGTGGAACTGGATTAGCAGATCGGAACGGTTACCTTCTTACCTTTTCAAGTCAAGAGCGTGAAGATTTCTTAGTAGTTCCTGCAAACATTGCAGCAGCGCTAGAAACACCGGGTACTTAATACTCTTACTCAAAATAAAAACGCCTCCGACCGATAATAAAAGTCGGAGGTTTTTTAATATGATAACAATCGCAAAAGGTCAAACAACACCTATTTACATTACGGCAAAAGAGAATTTAGATAATCCTGATAATTACGTTGGGATTTTCTTTACAAATAGAATAACTCAGGAGGTTGTATCTTTTATGTTTAATGATATCAGCACAACAGATAGGTATATGAAAATGAGTTTAGTTGTTAATACTTATTTTGCAGATTCTGAAACAGGGTTTTGGACTTACAAAGCATATCAAACACCAACGAATAATATCAACACAATAGATACAGATTCTATACCAGTTGAAACAGGATTGATGTATCTTAGTGCTGCGAGTGAATTTGAGCCAACAAAATATACAGGACAAAACAACACATTTGTAACATACAATGGATAATTACAAACACATAGTAATCAAATTTGACCACGCTCAGCAGCCAAAGTTTGAGGAAAAAAAAGGTAAGTATTCTTATATTGAATTTGGTAAGAATAACGATTATCCTAATTATCTGTTATCTCTATACAACGAATCACCAAAGCACGGAGCGATAGTTAAAAGTAAATGCACATACATTTACGGCAAAGGTTTTGAGGTTGCAGGTACTGCAAATAGCAGAGGCGAAACGTGGAATCAGATTGTAAAGAAATGTATTAAAGATGATGAACTTTACAGGGGTTATTATATGCAGGTTATTTGGAATCGCATAGGGCAGATTGCAGAGGTTTACCACATTGATTTTGCAAAGGTTAGAGTTAACAAAGATTTGAGTTTGTATTACGTTAAAAACGATTGGAGCGATTTTAAGGAAAAACCTCGCGAATATCCTGCGTTTAATATGAATGATAAGTTTGGCTCACAAATTTATTTTAATCGCGAATACAATCCATTGAGTGAGGTTTACCCATTGCCTTCATACTATCAAGGATTAAATTACATTGAATCAGATATAAAGGTTAGCAGACACATTCTCGGTAACGCTAATCAAGGCTTTGTGGGTTCAACGTTAATTAATCTTAATAATGGGGATCCTATTAATGAGGAGCATAAAGGTGAGGTTGAGAGAGGTTTATTAAAGAAGTTTACAGGCGATGAAGGAAAGCGTTTAGTTATAATGTTCAATAAGAGCAAAGATAACGCTGCTGAGATTGTTAATCTCGGTAATACAATGCTCACTAAAGAGGATTTTACAAACATAAATAACCTAATCACGAATGAGATAATGATTTGCCATCAGGTGGTAAGTCCTACATTGTTCGGTGTTAAGGTTGAAGGGCAGTTAGGAAGTAGGAACGAAATTCGTGAGGCATACGAGGTATTTAATAATGTTTACGTTCAGGAAAGGCAATCAGAGTATAATGATGTTTTTACTCAGTTTAGAAATTTAAAAGGCGAGCTGGGAGAGTTTTATTTACAACCAGTTGAGCCGTTAAAGTTTGAATTTAGCGAGGCAATTATGGCTGCTAATTTAACACAGAATGAGATTAGGGAATTGATGGGGCGCGAGCCGTTAAATGCAGGGCAGGTTACATCGGATGGTGCGGTTGCAGTTGCTGAGGAAATACCTGTACAAAATGTAGAGGTTAAATCTAATGATGCGTTAAGAAATCTAACAGGTAGACAATATCAGAATGTTATGCGTATTGTTAGACAGTTCGGTAACGGCAAACTAAGCAAAGCGCAGGCATCGTTAATGTTAAAAAATGGATTTGGTTTTTCTGATTCTGATATAGATACTTTTTTAGGGATAGATGATAATCCTTTAACTGAGGATGAGGTGCAAAAGTTTAGTTTAACAGAGGATGAGCGTTTGATTTTGGAGTTTGAAAACTGCGGAGAGGAAAAAAAAAATTATAGTGAGATAGGCCGCGAAAGTTATCGCGAATACTTTGCAGATAATTTGAACCAAGCACAGGCAGATATTTTGACATTGATAACGAAGGATAAAAATATAACCCCTATCATTATCGCAAGAACTTTGAAATTAGATACTGATTTGGTAATTGATATTATTAACGATTTCCTTGAAAGAAATATAATAAAGGCAATACCATCTAAAATAAATGCTGAACCTGTTTATGAGGTGTTAAAACCTGCATCAGAATTACCGGGTAAGAAAAGCAAAGTTACAACCTTAGTTATTCGTTATTCATACGAAGGGCCTGAGGATAGCAGAAATAGACCATTCTGCGCTAAGTTGTTAGAGTTGAGTAAACGTAAGACGTGGAGCAGGAGCGATATAGAAAGCATATCAGAGCGTGTTGGATATAGTGTTTGGGATCGTAGAGGCGGATGGTATACACAACCAAACGGAGAGGCACGAGAATATTGCAGGCATCGTTGGACATCTAAATTAATGAAAAAGAAAGATGAGTAAAAATATCCTATTTATTACGGAGCAAACTTTTAAGGAAAGGACTGGCGCATCTAACCAGATAGATGGTAAACAGATTTTCCCAATGGTTAAGGTAGCAGGTGATATGTATATTCAGCCTGCATTAGGTAGTAAATTATACACACGTTTACAGAGTGGTGTAGTTGCTAATAATTTAAATGCAAATGAGGTTATTTTGCTTAATGACTATATTACCGATTGTTTGATTTGGTACACGATGAGTATGTTACCGATGACAATGGGATTTCAATTATTTAGCAAAGGTTTTCTACAAAAGACATCAGAGGAATCAGCACCACCGAGCAGGGCGGATTTAGAATTGATTGAGCAAAAATATCTGAGTTTAGCAGAGTTTTATAAGACAAGATTAATAAAGTATTTGCAGGAAAACTATACACTCTATTTTGAATACCTGAATTATGGTAGCGGATTAGATATTATTTTTCCTGAGGAAAAAGCGTATAGCTGCCCGATATATTTAGGCAACGCTTACATACCTGAAACGAGCAAATACGTTAATTCATCATCTGGTTACTCTGCTCCTGATATTGTTTACTATACTGCGGTAGGTGGCGAATCTACTTTTAGCCTTTCAACCTTAGCAGGTAGAACAACATTGTTTGCAAGTCGTGGCGGATTAGCAAAAGGAATCACACAAACGGCAACAGCAGATACCGGGTATTTACAAATCGTTGGAGGGGTTGTTACTTTACCCACAGGCGATGTTGCAATGGCAGGGGAACTATTTACATTTTTATACAGATAAAATATGAGTAAAGGTTATAAAAAGGAATGGATAGAAAAAGTAAAGCAAAAGTTTAATGACATACAACCAAATAATAACAAAGATAACCGACCTGCTAACAAGCAATCCGATAATAAAATCGGTAAGGTTTGCAACTCCAACGGAGTGGATAGGATACGTTAGTATGCCGCAGTTTCCTGTTGCATTATTTTTTATAAATAATGGGCAGTTAAACGCAGGGCGTGATTTAGTTTACACGATCCAATTTTGGTATTTAGATAAGAGCGGTGTTGAGGGCGAATTTGAGCAGGAGGTTATTAACGACCAACATCAGATAGCGAATGATATTGTGATGGCACTCAGACAAGATAGAACGATTAGCGTTGATACTAATATTCGTTGGGATGCAATCTCAGAAAAGTTTGAGGATTATTTGAGTGGAGTAACTTTGACATTTAACATTTCAGCAACTGGACAATTTAATAACTGCGATTTCCCAATATGAGAAAACTAATAACGATAATTTTAATTTTGGTTTGTAGCAAATCTTTTGCACAGGTTTACCAATTGATGCCTCAGTATGGTTATCAGGCAAACAGGATGGTATTTGATTCTACTTTGCAAATCCCTACTACGTGCGGTGTACCTACGTTAAAGAGTGTGCAGTTTGTAACAAAGAGGGCAGCGATTGCATTTGATTCGTGCAACAATAGATTTTACCAATACAATCCTAAAACATTGGCGTGGTCGGAGGTAAGCGGAGGCGGTGGCAGTACAGATACTACATCGCTCAGTAATAGGATCAACTTAAAAATTGATTCATTAAAACGCAGGAGTGATTCTGTTTTTGCATATCGTAATGGTAATGAGGTTTTTCAGTTTAAAGATTCTGTAGGTAGTGCATCTGCAGTAGCCAACGACACGGCAAAAGTAGTTATTGCCAAAGTGCATAACGCCACTGGAACAACATTGCAGCGTGGTGAAGTAGTTTATTTATCAGGTGCTAATGGCGATGTAGCGAGCGTTAAAAGAGCGAATAATAAGCAAGACAGCACATCATCAAAAACATTCGGGATAGTGCGCAGGGATATTGCCGCAGGCGATACAGGATATATTACAACACAGGGGCAGATTGAAAAGTTAAATCTTGGAGCATTTACCGCAGGCGATATTGTTTATTTAGATTCTATTGATGGGCAATTTACAAAAGTTGTTCCTGTCGCACCTTATCACTCTGTATTTATTGGAATAGTTGAAAGGGCAAACAATGGTAATGGCTTAATGTATGTTAAGCCGCAGAATGGCTATGAATTAGATGAGCTACACAATGTGCAAATAAACGGCAAAGTAAATAATCAAATACTCGTTTATTCAGATACTCAAAAGGTATGGAAAAATCGCAGCGTTTATTCGGTTGTAGATACGACCTCACTCAGCAGTAGAATCAATACAAAACTAAACACATCAGATACATCAGTTTTTCAACGCAAACAAATCGCTGCAAATTCAATAATGGCTAACAATACTGCGAGTGTAGCAAATGCAACCGCTGCAACATTTAAGCAATTTGGAAATCAAACCTATTCGGATTCAATTACTATAACAGGTACCGTAAATCCAAGTGGAGCAATTAACCATTCTTTTAGATGGTCGCAGATTGGAAATTTAGTTACACTGCACATTACATTGACTTATGCAACAAACGGCTCGTTATCACAGGTTGCGATGGAATTGCCTGATGGTTTACCATTGCCTATTTTGCCAACAGGTTTAACCGCTAACAATGATATAATTTGTTATGGCACAGGTTTTATGGTATCAACAACAACAGGTGTAAGTGCCGTATTTTCTAAAGTGTTTTTAAGACAAAATACAGGTTTGACAAATGACTATGAAATTGTAATAAATCAAGCAACTAATTCAACATACAGAATCATTAATACAACAATTCAATACTTTGCACAATGATACACATAAGACAGAAACTGGACTTGACCAATAAGGTAGGAGAATTGATTGCTTATTCTGTTGTAAATACAAGAGACTGGAATCAACCACTGGAAGAACATCCATCAATTGTAGAAAATCCAGACTTGTTTGAGATAGTTGATGAAGAGATTCCACAACACGCACAAACTTTAATTTATAATAATTAATCCTATGACAACGGCAATGGTAACAAATGTTTTAATCGGAGTGGTAATAGCACTGATCGGTTTTGTGAGTAAAGAATTAGTAAAGCGATTAGATAGATTTGAAAAGATAGTGCAGGGAATCCTGATGAGTGATGTTGCAGTTAGTAAAGATTTAGAGCAATTAAAAGAGGATGTAAAGGATCACGAACAACGTATTTCTCAACTTGAAAAATAGACAATTATGAACAGCACGTTTCTAAACTTGAATGTTAACGATTTCATCAAAGGTTTGGCAGTAGCCGTATTAACCTCAGTTTTGACAATCGTTTACAACACATTGCAAACAGGCAGTTTGGCATTTGACTGGACAGCCATCGCGACCACAGCACTAACAGCAACAATCGCGTACCTTATGAAAAACCTTCTCACAAACACAGAGGGCAAAATGCTTAAAAAGGATGTGAAGTAAAAAAAGGGGGTGGTTTATTCCACTCCCATTTTAATTATGCGTTACCTATTTTTAATCATATTATTATCAGGATGCTATACCGCTCAGAAAGCGGATAGGCAAATGAATAAAGCGTATGTGTATCACAAAGGATTAACGGCACAAAAGTTTAGCGAGTGGTTTCCCTGTGAAACATTGCAGATTGATTCATCAGAAAAGATTGAATACATATACAAACGCGACACGTTATTAGAGTACATTATAAAGGAAACTGAGCCGATAAATATAATTCTTAGAGATACATTCATTAGATATTATAACGGCTGCGATTCGCTTAAAAAAGAGTTAGGGAGGGCAAAGCGATTGATAGACCATTTAACAAATGAGATACAATTAAAGCCGATAGTTTATTATAAAACAATCGTAGATTCTGCACGTAATGTATCATTACAGAATCAATTGAATCAGGCTAATAGTGAATTAAAGAAACGCAATAAAAATTATGTTATTTCGTTATGGTGGATTATTGGCTTAATAATTGCACTTTTATTATCAATCTTATTAAACTTTAAAAAATGAAAGCTTCACAGAAATGCGTTGATTTAATTAAAGAGTTTGAGGGGTTTTTTGATAAAGCATATATCTGCCCGGCAGGAGTTCCTACAATTGGATTTGGCAGCACAATGTGGAACGACGGCAGAAAAGTAAAGATAGGCGAAAAGATTACTAAGGAAGGTGCTGAGATTCTTTTGCACTGGGAGTTAAATAATAAAAGCATTGCCTTAATAGATTTAAATGTTAATCAGAATCAGGCAGATGCGTTATTATCGTTTATTTATAATTTAGGCATTGGAGCGTTTAACAAATCCACACTAAGAAAAAAAGTAAAATTAAATCCAAACGATCCTACAATTCGCGATGAGTTTATGAAATGGAATAAGGCACGGGTTGCAGGTAAGTTAGTTGAGTTGAAAGGATTAACACGCAGAAGGGTAGCAGAATCAAATCTATACTATGATAATAACTGAGCTGGGCAGAAACGTACATCAAATAAAAATTGATTGTATGAAACAAAAGGAGCATTGGTTTTTACTATCATCAGACCATCATTGGGATAATCCCGACTGCGATAGGGCAATGATTAAAAGACATTTAGACGAGGCGAAACAAAAAAATGCTCCTGTGTTATTTGTTGGTGATTTCTTTTGCGCTATGCAGGGAAAGTATGATAAGCGTAGCGATAAGAGTAAAGTAAGACCTGAACACCAAACTACAAAGTATTTAGATTCATTGGTTGAAACTGCTGCTGAGTGGCTTATGCCATATCGTGAGCAGATAGCAGTCATAGGACAGGGCAACCACGAAACGGCTATATTAAAGAATCACGAAACAAATCTGATAGAGAGATTAGTAGAGCGTTTAAACGTAGGGAATAAAAACCCTGTTTATATGGGTGGCTATGGTGGTTATCTTAAATTAATATTTCATAGAAATAATGGTACGAATCTGCCTTTAATCATAAAGTATTTTCACGGACACGGAGGCGGTGGACCTGTTACAAAGGGTGTTATACAATCTGCGAGGCAATCAATGTATTTACCGGATGCAGATATAGTTATTAGTGGACACGTTCACGAACAATACACAATAGCATTTATGCAGGAGAAACTGCATCAATCAGGCAGGATAAGTATTAAAGAACAATGGCACGTAAGAATGCCTACTTACAAAGATGAGTATAAAGATGGTTACGGAGGTTGGCATATTGAAACTGGTAAGATGCCTAAGCCATTAGGAGCGTGGTGGCTGCGTGTTGAGTATGTTAGAAAGCAAATCAATAACAAAGAAAAATACTACTTAGTTTATGATTTTATCAGAGCAAAATAACGAAAAAAATGTACAGGATTCTGTACAAGAAACGGAGGAAAATGAGTTAGATTTGCAGGTAGATTTTACTACATCGCACGATTACATTGCCTCAGCATTTCAGGCAATGAATGCAGTTGATGATATTGATACTGCGTTATTGAGTAAATCGGATGAGATGAGAATTAAAAGGATCAGGCGCAAATCTTTGCTAATTATTGAGAGTTGCATAAACGAATTATACTCTGAATTATTTGAATCAGAGGATGAAGATTAGGTGTTTTGGTTATTAAATAATACTCCTGATGTTTCTACATTGGGTGTTTTTGTGTGAATTTCCCCCCATTTTTATGGGGGTTTTTTATTTTATTTGATATTTTTTTTATTTACATAACTCAATGTTTACAATACTTTCAGCTATAGACTAAAAAATAAATTAAAAAAAAAGAAAAAAAAGTTTTTTAATTCAAAATAACGATGTAGATTGCATTACAATTAACAACGAAACGAACTAAAACTAAAAAAATGAACACAAAAATTAAAACTGCAACTAAAAAATTATATCAAGGTCATTACTTACATCTTGAAACAAAAAAGCATATATCAGCTTGTGTAGGTGATTTGTACACAACTTGGAACATTTGGAATGATGAACATCTTTGCGATGAATTTGCAATAGGATTTAATAGCAAATGGCAAGCGGTAGAATTTCTTAACAAATTATCTGAAAAAACAAATTAATAAAAAAGGGGCGCAGCATCCTAACAACTGCAAAACCAAAACAAAACACAATGCGACTAAGCACAACCAAACACTACAACGGATACGAGGCATTTTTAATTGTTAATTGGAGAAATGGTAACGACTACGATATTGAGAGCGTAGTTATTCAAGGCAAACAGGGTATTATTGATGTTACCGATATGTTTACCTCTGATGAAATTATAGAGGAAATATTCGGAGCGATAGACTGGCAAATGATTTATAACCAAAACCACACATAATGACACACATTTTAGCACTCACAAAACAGCAATCAGATTTACTACAAAAGGAAATGCCTGAGAATGTAGTACAATTACAAGACACAGGAAATTACATTTTAACCTCAATTACTTTAACCGATTCCGTTGATATGCTTAAACTATTTCAGGCAGGCATTATACACGGATTAAATCTTACAAAATGAAACATAACTACACAATAACTCAGCAAATTTTATTAATAATCACAATGTTAGCAATCTGTATTATCGGATGTTTAGCAGATAATTTTTTTAACTAAAAACCAAAACACAAAATGAAAAAATCAGAATCCATTGAGCAAATCGCCAAAGCGTTAATTACTTTTCACGTAAAGTGCGACACCATCAAAAAGGATGCTAAAAATCCTTTCTTTAAATCTACTTATGCATCTTTAACCAATATATTGGATGCAATTAATGAACCGCTGATAGAATGCGGTTTATCTATCTCACAATTCCCTACCGGTACAGATGGTTTAACTACGATCTTAATGCATCAATCAGGAGAGTACATAGCAGGAGAGTATTCAATGCGACCTGCAAAAGATGATCCACAAGGCAGAGGCTCAGCAATTACCTATCAACGCAGGTATGCAATCGCATCTGTTTTATCTTTAAACATAGATGAGGATGATGATGGCAACGCTGCCACGCACGGCAAATCAACACCTGACCAAGATAACAGAGAATGGCTCAATAAAGACACAGAAAATTTCTTAAAAGTTATCGCATATCTTAACGGAGGCGGTCAAATCTCAGAGGTTGAGAAAAAATATAAACTCAGTAAAGACATAAAACAATCATTAACAAACCTTAAAAAATGAAAGTAGAAACACGTGGCAGAAAGCCAATCGCAAATCAATTAAAAAAAGTTCCTGTTACTATCTATGTCTGTCAATCAGACGTAGATAATAACGGAGGAAAAGAAACATTAAAATCAAAACTATTAAAGTATGTTACCACTAATACAAAAAGACTACAACAAACAGGAACTTGCTAAAATTGCAGATAACTGCCTTAATGAGTTATTAGATAATGGGAGAATCCTTGAAACTCACGAATTCATAACTAAAATGGAGTTTTTCATTAAGAAATTAAAAGATAACCCTGAGTATTATAATTACCTATCTTATGAGGTTGCAAAGTATGGCAGCGCACATACTACATCAACAGGTACTAAA